GGTGACCATTCCCGACTTTTTTATTTCTATGATTGGAGAAATGGCCAATTAAGCAAAGGGAAGGCGTATAGAAAGCATTTTTATTTATTAAACGTATGGCGACAGCACACAAAAACAAAAGCCTTTATATCTAAAATATGGCAGCAAAAAAGAAACGAACAGTAGGGACGATGATTGAGCTTGCCGACTCTTTAGGATGTAGCCGAGCGAGCTTATATATCTGGTTAAAAATGGAGGGCGCACCATCAACCAGTAATACGAAAAGGCATGATATTGATGCCTGGGAAAAATTTATAAATAGCAGAGGCTTGAAACCCGTTGAGGGCGACGAGCTAAACCGTGGTAGATTGCAGGCTGAGAACCTACAGCGAAAGAATGCCCTGCTTGAAATCGAGATTGACGAAAAATTAGGCAAGTTAATACCAGTTGTAGAGGTCGAGACAGAAGTTACTCGAATGGTTCACCAATTTAAGAGCCTAATTTATACCAAACTAGAAAACGAATTGCCGCCGATACTTGAAGGCATGAAGGCGGCAGACATACAAATCAAACAGCGCGAAGCCATTGCCGAGGCTTTTGCAATATTGGAAGATGATAAATGGAGAAATCAACGGTTGAAAAAATAGCCAGGCGAGCCATAGCGCCGCGAAGCACTGACCCGCCTTGGCGTTGGGCTGAGAAAAATATTGTTGTTGATAAAACAAGCCCATTCCCTGGCAAGTTTAACGCCAACATTGCACCTTGGACAAAAGAACCTATGGAGTGCTTTGGCGACAATAGAGTTAAAGACATGGCAATTATGTGCAGCGCCCAATCTGGTAAAACTCAAATGGTGATTACCTTGGCGGCATGGTGTATTGCACAAGACCCAGGGCCGGCCATGTGGGTAATGGCTGCACAGGATGAGGCCAAGACGTTTGCAAGAACTCGATTAATGCCGACGCTGGAAAACTGCGACGCTGTAGCCGAGTTGTTCCCAAATGACCGACACGCCAAGACTACTTTAGAAATCAATTTTGCCTCGATGCCGCTTGTGATTAATGGCGCTAACAGCCAAAGCAAGTTGCAATCTAAACCTATTCGCTGGTTGTTTCTTGATGAGGTTCGCAACTATCCGCCTGGCGCTTATGAAATGGTAATCAAACGAACGCGAGCGTTTTGGAATGCAAGGCGCGTTGTTATCTCAACGCCAGACCATGAAAACGACCATGTGCATAGAGCTTATCTTGCCGGCGACCAAAGAGTCTACGAGGTTTTATGTCCTGAGTGCGACGACCGGCACGAAATGAATTTTGAAAACATCAAATTTGATACTAATGAAAAAACTTATGTAAACGACGAATGGGACTTTGACGAGTTGGGTAAGACAATTCGCTACGAATGCCCACACTGCCAAGCGCAATTTTTAGACCGTCAAGATATTAGGAAAGCATTTGCAATTTCTGGCAAGTGGCGGGCAACCAACCCGCAAGCGCCAAGCGAAAAAGTTTCTTTTAAATGGTCGGCAGTTTTGCCGCCTTGGGTTTCCTGGCGTGATTTGGTTCAAGAATTTTTGCAGGCAAAGGCAGCCTTAAAAGTCGGCACGACTGTTCCTCTAAAAATATTCAAAGCCGAATCTCTTGGCGTGCCTTGGGTTGAGGAAATGGAAACAGACGACGAAATCAGAGAGTTGCCGGTTCACGATGAATCGTGGCCCTGGGCAGATGAAGCTTTTCGTTTTGCAACTGTCGATGTTCAGCGCGATTTATTTTATTTAGTAGTTAGAGCTTGGGCGCTCGATGGGCAAAGCCGGCTTGTTCACTGGTCGAAGCCTTTAACCTTTGACAGTATAGAAGACTTGCGGGCTAAGTATAATGTAAAACCTCATTTGGTTTTTATCGACAGTGGTTATAACGCGCAGAAAGTTTACGCAGCTTGCAAGCAGTTTGGTTTTACTTCTTTGAAGGGAGCAAAAACAAAAGATTTCGCGCACAAGATAAAAGAGGAAACAATCCGCCGCGCATTTTCGCCGCGTGTTTATGTAGACCCTGCCGTAGGAACAAAAAGCCAGGGCCGAGTCAGGCCGGTTACTTTATTTCATTGGAGCAATCCAACTTGCAAGGATGTATTGGCAAACTTGCGCGATGCAAAAGGGGCAAGCTGGACTGTTACGCCGGACGCTGGCAACGAGTACGAATTGCAAATGTTTTCGGAACGAAGAAGAGAACGCCACGACAAGGCCGGCCAAACCGTTTACGAATGGCATCGAGTCGGCAAGCGGGCGAATCACTTGTGGGATTGTGAAGGAATGCAGATTGCGGCCGCAATGATGGCGAAATGTTTGGCTGAAAATGCTTAAATATTAAACTTTTTTCATAAAACACTAAAAACCTTAGTAAATATGCAAAAACTTTTTTTAAATAATACTTGCATATAACCTAACGCTAGGTTATTGTTTTTCCAGAGCGAGGGAATAAGCCCAAGCCAAACAAACCAAACAAAATGAAAACAGAATCAGTAATAGTAGCAATTCCTCATCGAAGCAGACCAATTGTTTCCCATGTATTAGATAACGAAGACGAGATTGTTGATAATATTTTACAACATTGGGTTGACGACGATTATGACCAAAGTAACCGAGATTTAGGAGATGCAATCGACAGAGCGGGCCGAGATTATAACAGTTTTGGAGTGTGGACTAAGGAGGAAATACTTAAACACGTTAAAAATAATAACACGCAAGGACATCAAGGCATTGAGCTTCTAATTGAATTAAAAAAAGTTACTTACAATCATTGGCATGAAGAGGCTCGCGAAGATTTTATTGACGGGTTTAAAGAAGCCTACGGTTCAGAAAATAAAACAGAAGCAATTAATGATTGGGATGACTGGTCAAATAATATTCAAGGCGGTTCAAATGGCCTTGGTTTTGAAACCGAGCTTCAAGGATTTGATAGTGGCAAAGAACAAGGCGAGTTATGTAAGCAGATGAAAGAGGAGCAAGCATGAAAATAGAAAAGAAAACAGAAGAGGTAGTTTATATTACAATCAACGGCAAAACCGTTTATATAGATGACAGCACAGGCGAATTAATAATTAACACTTGGGACGCTGCAACAGAAGAACCAATTAAACCAACTTTTGCACAATGACCATTGATTACAAATGCCCGCATTGCAACGAGTCAATCAATCCTGGTCAGATATTAGCCAGCGCAACCAGCGAGGCCAAGGCGGCAGCGTCCAGGGCTAACGCAAGCAGGCCGCCGAAGCCTGGCAGCAAGCCGCGAGGCCGGCCGCGTAAACCGCTTGACGATTCGGCCAACTAGGTTGCAATTGTTTTCGCCGGTTTTGGTTTGGTTTCCACCGGCTGACATACTCACTCATAACAGCCGTCCTTAGTTTTAGACTTTTACTAGGGGCGGCTTTCTTTTTGTTTCGCTTGAGAAATCACTGTACCCGCTAACATAGACAGAAATGCGGGCAGAAGGTTTATTTCTTAATTTCACCACAAGTGAAATAACTACTATACAAGCAAAAGCCAAAACCATGCTAACAGAGGGTAAAACCTTGATGGCATACGGCATAGGCGGCCGCAATGCTACAAAGCAATTTACGCTACCTATTGACCAGGTTTTAAGGGAATGCCGTTTTGCACTAAAGAAAAAAGACCCTGGGACATACGGTTATTTGTCTACCCGCACCTACGCAAAATTCCGCAATGCTTAAAGGATTTATTAAAAAACTTGGTTCACTATGGGAACCGCAATACCAAAGCAACCGGCACAGGCGGCCGCTTCGTTATTTAAACAAAGATACCAGGCAACTAATACCAACAGGAACACACCAGCAATTAATTAGTGCCGGCCGTTGGTTGTTTGGAAATTTTGCACCAGTACGCGGCGCATTGTTAGAACAATGCACTTATTCGGTTCAACCTTTTGTACCGCAATATATTGGCAAAGATGCCGAATGGGGAGTGCAGGCCGAGGCATGGCTTAAAGAATTTCATGGTATTTTAGATGTCCAGGGTAAATGCGATTTTGAAGAAATGCTCTACCTGGCGTTGTTATCAATTAAGCGTGACGGTGATGTAGGCGTTTTATTAACTAAAACCGGCAGCGGTTACCCTGCAGTACAATTAATACCAGCGCACAGAATAAACTCACGCCAGCAATCACCTAACGAGCATAACGGAGTAATTACAAATAAGCAGGGCAGGGCAGTCGCTTACATGATTGACGGCGAGAGAAAAATTTCAGCGCGAGATATGGCTCTTTGTTATTTCCCAGAATGGGCAGACCAAGGCCGAGGCATTACCCCTTTAAGTGCTGTTACCGGCGACCTTCAAGACGTTAAAGAGTTAAGAGAATACGAACTGAGCGCACAGAAGGCCGCTAGTAGCATCGCTTTAGTAGAACATAACGAAGATGGCTATGCAGACGACAGCGAAGCATTTATTGAACAGACAGTAGAGAACGGCAGCCTATCAACTACACTTGAAAGCATGGAGGGCGGCGCAATTAGATATTTTCGCGCTGGTTCAGGTTCTAAAATTGAAGTGGTCGAACGCAACCGACCAGGAGCAAACGCGCAAGAATTTGAAAACACAATTTTAAGAAGTGCATTTCAGGCTATCGAGTGGCCCTATGATTTAAGTTTAGACCCTACTAAAATTGGCGGGGCAGTTGTTCGCCTGGTAACAGCCAAGGCACAGCGCACCGTCGAAAAAAATCAAAGGCTAGTTAGAAAAATAGCCAAACGAATTGACGGCTACGCATTAAGTAAAGCTATGAAAGCTGGCTTATTACCACGCCCTAAAAATGGCGACTGGTATTCCTGGCACTACCAGGGGCCGCGTAAAATTTCAGTCGATGGCGGCAGGGATGCAGGGGCAGCCCGCGAAGATTACAAGTTAGGTTTAACAACCTTGCAAGAGTTGTATGCAGAGCGCGGTTTGCATTGGGAAGATGAGGTCGAAAAAAGAATTTCGGAGCAACGGTTTGTTTTAGATTTAGCCGACAAGTACGGCATCGACCCGAACCGCGTACAATTACTAACACCAAACGGATTACCACAAAATGAAGATTGAACAAGAGTTTGAAAAATGGGCTATATTGCCGGCTTGCATTAACAAGGCGCAGGCAACATTAGGCGCAACAATTATCGAAGGAGCGGAGGAAGACGACGACCGCGACGAGATGGACGACTACGCAATGAGCGAAGAAAATGGCGTTGCAATTATTCCAGTGCATGGAGTCATTGGACACAAAGTTTCAGCCATTGCAAAATTACTTGGCGCAGTTGATACGCTTGACGTTATAGCAGCAATTGAACTGGCGGCAGAAGACGACGAAATTGACACAATAATTTTAGATATAGACTCACCAGGTGGAACCGTTGGTGGCGTGCCTGAATTAGCAGAAACAGTTGAAGAGGTTCAAAAATCGAGCAACAAAAAAATATATGCTTACACTGATTCAATGATGGCAAGCGCCGCTTATTGGATGGCAGCCGGAGCAAATGGTATTTTTTCAGCACCATCGGCAGAGGTTGGCAGCATCGGCGTTTATCTTCCAGTAATGGACACAAGCGCCGCATTAAAAGAGCAAGGCGTAAACGTAGAAATATTTAAAAGCGGCAAATATAAAGCTGCCGGATTCCCTGGTGTGGCATTAGATGACGAAGTAAGAAAGCACCTACAGCTTGAGGTAATGGAAACTTACAACGAGTTTTCTGGCTTCGTTAAAAAGTATCGAGCCGACTTAAATTTTGAATATATGCAAGGCCAAACATTGACCGGCCGGCGAGCTTCTGAGGTTGGAATGACAGACGGCACAGCTAAAAATTTGGAATCCCTCTTGCAAATTCTAGGGAAAGCATAAAATCAACTAAATTGTTTTTGTATTAAAATGACAATCGCAGAAGAAAACGCCGACCTTAAAAGCCAAATTGAAGCTTTGACTGGTGGCAATAAAGAGGCCAGCGCCAGTATTCTTGCGCTTGGAGAACAAAACGAAAAACTAGAAGCTACTAACGCAGCTCTAGGCGAAAAGGTAGCGCAACTCGAAAGCGAACTAAAAGACGTTCAAGCAGACCAGCAAGCAGTCGAAGAAATTGCAGGCGAGAAGGCTGCCGAAATCGTTGCCTTACAAGGGGCCGAGCCAATAGCCGAAGAAGTTGAAGAAGTTAATAAAGTAAAATCATTAGACGAACTTTGGAACGACTACAGCGCAATTGAAAATTTAAAGGATAGAACTTTGTTCTATCGTGAAAATATCAAACCTTTAACCAAGTAATTTTTTAAGGAGCAAATAATATGGCAAACACACTAGGCGGCGTAAATCTCGCCCAAATTGCACAGCAAACGCTCGAAACACTTAGCGCAGAAATGCCGGTTGTTTCGGCATTCACTACCGACTTTAGCTCAGATGTAGCTGACGTTGGCGAATCGGTCAGTACTCGCGTTGCAAGTGCTGTTTCTGCAGGCGACGCTACAAGCGGTTACTCTGCTACAGATGTAACAAGTACAGCCAAAACAATCACACTAAATAAGCACAAGCATTTTACTGCTAAGTTTACTGATTTGGAGATTGCTAAAGGTGGGCTTGATTTGCTAGAGCGAACATTTGTTCGCCCTGCAGTTCACTCTGTTGTTAATGCAATGATGGACGACTTACTTGCTTTGGTTGTTAATGCAACTTACAGCAATAAATCAACTGTAACAGCCGCAAACTTTGGCGCTGACGATGTAGCCGGCCTTGCTGGTGATTTGACAACATTGAACGTACCACGAAGTGGCCGCGCAATGGTTATCAAACCAGCTTATTACGCTGCACTTGCTAAAGATAATGCCATCCAGGCTAGTTATGCTTTTGGCAATCCTGGCGCAATCCAAGATAATAATATTCCACGGGTTCACGGTTTCGACGTGTTAGAATACTCTGACATTCCGGCAAACTCTGAAAACCTAGAAGGTTTTGTTTGTGGCAAAGAGGCTTTAATAATTGCAGGCCGCCAGCCAGCACTACCAGAAAACTGGGCTGGTTCTACTGAGTCTGTTCAAGACCCAAATACAGGAATCACTCTCCAGTTGAGAAATTGGTATGAGGCGAAAGACGGGGCACAATACGTGACTTGTACGTTAATGTATGGTGTCGCAACTGGTACTGATTCACTAAAACGAATTGTCTCAGCTTAATGAAAGTCAACATTGCAATCGCTCGTAAAGGCGATAAGTTCAAAACGCTTTATATCGGTAACGATGCCGACCAGGCACTTGAAGCAATGAAGGCGGAAGCTGATAATGATAAATCGAAATTTGATGAAGTGGTACTGTATAAGTCACCTCTTTATCATCGGCGGAGGAAAATTTCCGCATAACTGTTAGTAGGGTAATGGATACGCCGGCAGTCGATTAAACGCGGCTGCCGGTTTTTTTATACAAATGAGTTACGCAGATGACATCGCCGAAATGATTAACGACTTGCCGGTCAATTATATAATCGGCTCGACTACCTACCAAGGTGCAGTCAATGAAATATCAAAGGGCCAGGATGCAGGCGAGGGCGGCTTTCTCGATGACTTTGACTTAATAGTTATCGGCAAAAAATCCGTTCATACAAGTTTGCCGGCTGTAGGTTCGAAAATGACTGTAGACGGTCAGGCTTATCGAATTGAAAAAATAACCACAACCGGCGACGGGGCAGAGGTTCGTTTTGATTTAATGAGTGCAGACAGATGAGCCTGACAATTAACAGCGCGGAATTTACTCGCACCTTGCGAAGATACGCGAAAGTTAACAAAAGAAGTTTCCGCGAAATCGTAAACAAAAAGGCTCTTGATTTAGCATTCCACGCATTGAAAGCAACCGACGCGGCCGACCCTGCACAGATAGAATATAAACTTGGCGCAACGGGTAACAAGGTAAGCCGCAACAAGAAAACAGGCGCACTACGCAAAGGTAAACGCATTCTAAAGGAAGATAGTTTTGCCGCTCGTATCGTAAACAGCCGGCGCAGAAAAGCGGGCAAGGCTTTGGTATGGGGCAAGGAATTAGAACGCCAGGCGCAGAAATTAATTAACCAAAGAGTAAAGGCTGTAAGATTTTTAAAAGCTGGATGGTTGCCGGCAATTAAATCGCTTTCGTTTAAGGTTGATAGGCGCGACCGAGTGCGCTGGCCTAAAGGTTTAACCAAAGGCAAGGCAGCGCCAAAAGGTTATGCAGTCGCCGCTAGGTCAGAGTTAAAACCGTCTGCCTTGGTAGTAAATAGCGCAACCAAAAACAACAGAACCGCACAAAAGAAAATTAAGGCAGGGCTAAGTTTAGGAATGGCGGCAGCAATGGCAGACATGAAATCATATATTAACAGAAAACTAGGCCGAGATTGGCGCAAGGCAGGCTTTTAGAAATGAGCTTTAATACATTAGAGGAAAAACTAGAAACACGCGCCAAGGCAATCCTAGACGCAAACAGCACCTTTGCCGGTTACAGTATCACAGTTTCAAAGGGCGAAGATGATGACGAGCTAAGTTTGCCGCGTTGCCTAGTAATTTGTGAAGGCGGCGAGGAATCAATACCAGGCACAGGCAATTTTAATTGTGAGTTAATTATTCGACTGGTCGAATCAATGGACGACACAACCTTGGCAGACCATCAAACACACGTTGCAACTGTTCGTGATTTATTTATGGACACAAACATTGCCTCAACTTTAAGCGATGCAACCGAAAAGGTTACAGTTTTTGCAGCTAAGAGTTTTAACATTGCTAAAACAGTTGAGGATAGGAATTGGGTTTGCGATTTATCAATTGACGTTTTAGCGGCCCCTTCAGATTTAGTATCAACTGGGCATTCAGATTTGCGGGCGGCTTTAAATACTATTATTAAAACTGTTTCGGCAACTGGAACGCCTGAAGTGCTTGGCACAGATTCGACTTTATTTCATTCGATAACATTTCAAGGCATGAAGGCAGCCAGGACATTAAACGCTGGCAATGTCTACATTCAGCCAGCAAGCGGCAACGATACAGCCGGATATAGGCTCGAACCAGGGGCATCAATTACATTTGAGGCAGGGCAAGAGGATAACCATTTTGCTGCCGACCAGTTTTTTATAGATGTTGAAACGGCTGGCGATGGTGTAGTCGCAATTCATACGCGCTAGGTTTCGCTTGAGCTTTTGCCGACCACTAGCAACATCAGTTAGGAATTTTAAGAAATGGCTACAGTAAAAGGCACACAAGTAATTTATGGCATAGCCGGCGGGTTGAAAACATCAGGCGGCGCGGCTGTTACTGGTGTAGCCGCTGTAACCTCTGTTAATGCAACTGGCAATTCAGAAACTAAACGCATTAAAGGCAACAACGGCAATACTCAGGCTTTTGTTTTGTGCAATAACACTACAGAAGTAACGGCTACAGTTGTAACCGCTAACACTGTTGAATTGCCGGCAATTGGCAGCGTTTTACAATTAGACTCTTTTACAGCTTCAGGAATTAACGACAAATATTTTGTAACCAATGCAGATATGAATTTTAGCAATGAAAGCGAAATGACTATGACTGTAAGTTTGATTAATTTCCCAAGCGCAACATTTACAAATATCGCATAACATGGCAACCGTAGAAGGCACAACCGTAGAATTTGGAATTGCTAGCAATGCGTCAACTGGATTCACAGGCGCGGCAATAATAACAGACACTTCCGGCGGAACCCGCGCCGAAACTAAGCAGATTAAAAATAGCGCAGGCGAAGCAATGAGCTTTGTTATTTTTGACGAATCAAAAGAAGTTTCTGTTAGTGTAGTTTGTGACACTAACGCCGAAATAGGTACAAACGGCAGCGTAATAACTTTGGCGAATTTTGCAGGCGGCACTTCAGATTTAAACGGTAAATATTATCTTACGAATAGTTCTTTAAATTATTCCAACGAAAGTGAAATGACTGCAAGCTTAACACTGTTACGTTTAGAAGATGGTGCTTTTTCTGGTTCTACTGCTACAACTGGTTTGTGATTAAAGTGTGGATGAATATTTGCAAAGTATTATTCCTGAACCTGTCACAATCCTTGGACAGGATTTGCGGCCGTTTAGTTTAGGACATTATCTTTTACTCACTCGCCTAGATTGCGCCTTTGTTTCTGAAAACAAAGAACCGCTTCTAGGCGATTTGCTTTTGGGCTTGTTGGTTTGCGGTAATACGTTTGAAGGCGCTCAAGAATTGTTAAGGCGTGGCGAACTTGGCGAAGATATAAAAGCCTGGGCCGAAAATGTCGGAGAGTTTGAAGCTGACGAAAAAGCCAAACTATTTGCCGAGTATATCAATGCAGCTTTAGAGATGCCCAAATTTTGGGTAAAGCCAAGCGAAGGAGGCAACGGCCAACAAGCCGGCGCACCTTGGCCGCAAGCCATGAGAGTAAAACTAATTTCTGAAGGCGGGTTCTCTCCTACTGCAGTAATGAATCAACCACTAGGTCAAACTTGGTGGGATTATTTAACATTAAATGAATTAAAAGGCTCCTTGAAAATTAACGACGACACAACCAACGAATTATTGCGCCGCCATCGAGAGGCGCAAGGAGAGGCAAGCGACTAATGGCAACCGCACACATGAACGTAAAGGGCAGAACGTCGCTAGACGGTTCTGGATGGGCTGCCGGTTTGCGGAAAATGGAAACCAGCACAAAAGCGGCTGGTAGTCGTATGCGCTCAAGTATGGCTGGCGCAATCGGTGGCGTTTTTGCAATTGGTTTTTTAAAAAGTGCAACTATGCGAATGGTGCAGCACGCCGACGCAATTGATAAAATGGCAAAGCGTATGGAATCAACAACAGATATTGCACAAAGATTTGATTTTGCTGCTAGTCAAAATGGCGCATCAGTTGGGGATATTGAAAAAGCTTTCACAAAAACAGCCGCAAGCATGGAAGGGGCAAGGCAAGGTTTACAGACTCAAATAAAAGCATTTGCAGCTTTTGGTATTACTTTGCAAATGATTAAAAATTCAACCCCAGAGCAGATTTTTATAAAAATCGCCGAAGCTGTTGAAAGAGCCGGCGGCGCATTAGATAGGGCTAAAAGTCTGCAGGATATAATGGGCCGAGGAGGCAGGCAGTTGACCCCAGCTTTTGTTTCTGGTTTTTCAAAAACAGTCGCAAGCGCACCGACACCAATCGACGCTGAAACAATTAAAAACCTTGCAGATTTTAATGACCAATTAGACAGACTTTCCCGCGAAGTTTTGCCGGTAGCGGCTGACGCTGTAAGCGGCATGGCAGACTTGTTTGAAATGCTCATAACTGGCAGCGGCGGCAATAATATAAGTTTAGGTGAAAGAGCTGGTAATATTTTTAAAAATTCCGGCGCGGCTTTAAATGCAGCAATTGACTACATAGCTGGCCCAGGTATGACTTCTGCGAATAACCCTGACACTTTAAGTTTAGGCCGTTGGTCTGGCGCAGATGTTACCGGGAACGAGTGGTCAGATTTAAATGAACAATTCGGCAAACCTATCCCGCGTTTGCGTAATCCTTTCACAGAAAAAAACAGGCAAGATTATACAAGTGGCATTTTTGGTTTTAACACAAACCCAATGATTGGCCCGCAAATGCCACAAGCTGCAGCGGCAGCCGCCGGCACTGGTGGATTTATGCGGCCTAACCTGGCATTAAACTCTTTGCAAAGGATAGGCGCGGCTGTCAGTCAATCGGCCGACCCGATAGCAGTCGAAAAAGATAATAATAAACTGCTAAACAAGATTGCTAACAATACTAAAACAATAGCACAAAACAGCGAATAAAATGGCTACAGTCAAAGGCGCTCATCTAGTCGAACAAAACCCAAGCATTGCCTGGGATAAAAACAACGGTTTCAGTTTTACGAAAGAATTTGAAGGCGAAACAAAAGCTGTGCGCGGCTTGATGGGCCGCTACATAAGGGACGCAAGCGCCAGTAATATTCGATTTGAGCCAGACGGGGCAACCGCCAAACTGTTTGTAAATTATCAAAAGGACGTATGGGGCGGCTCTGGGCTGGATGAAACGCCGGTTGAGCTTTGGGAATTAGATGGCAATGATACGCAATTTAACTTGTGGGAGCATCCAAAAATTAAAGCAATTGATTTCCAAACTGCTATTAATGAGAAATCAAGAAACAAGATTAAAAAACAACTAGAGCAAGAGGTCGAAGTAGACGCAAACAACGACGTTGTTGAGCCGGCGTTTTTGTCTGATTCAAATTGCCCTGCAGACCTTAAAAATATTTACAGGCATTTAACAAAGGAGCAAGACAGTTTTGTTAGGCCAACTTACACGCTACGCCATACTTTGACTTTTTCACCAGATTACAATTTTGCGGCCGCAATCGTGCAAAGAGCTTTTTCTTATGTGAATAAAATTATTACACCGTCGCAATTGCTTTCTAATTCATCAATCGGAGAGCCGACACTAGATGCGGCAATGATTACAAGTTTAACCAATGCACACACTAACAGTTTGCCGGCAGGCGTTAACAGTGGCACGGGAATACAACAAATTGACGGCCAAGACCATCAATGGGGTTGGTTAAAGGGTGCGCCTAAAATTGTTAGTGAAGGACGGCGCAAAGTCACATTGACTCAAGAGTGGAAGCTAGAACTTTGGTCTAAATGGATTTACACTGTAGCAAGTTAATGAAATGCAAGCCCCTCTAAAACTACCAGAAACAAACAGCAAAAACTCTTGGCTAAATAAACTTTTAGCTTATACGAAAAGTTTAGAGCCAAGGGGCAATAATAAAGTTCGCGTAAGTCGAAATAGTAGCGGCACACAAATTGACATAAAACAACCTCGCCGGATGTCTTCAGGGGGGAGCGGCAGCGGAGGGGCGGCCGTATGGCTGTAAATTATTTAACGGGGAACGAATCGCCAACAGCGGCGAAAATGAATGAGCTTTGGACTGAAGCGGATTCGATAATTGATAAAGCACTTGACGGCAAATCTATTTACCTGGCTTCTAACGCAATAAGCGCCCCAACTGACCCTTTAATAACAGGCAAACAATTTTTCTTTTATACTTCAGGTAATCACGACGCAACTGATTTATCTGTTTTGTACGCCGTGCAACAACCATTGCCGGCAACTTATAATTCTACTACATACGAAACAGCGGCAAATAACGCCACGTTAACATATTACGACAGTACTAATAAATACGCCACAACTTCAGCCGACATAGGGTTGAACGATTCTTTAAAAGCGCATACCAGGACACATAACGGGGTTGAGTATTATCTTTGGGACAAAGGCCAACCTCATCCAGAAAAAAAGTGGCGCTTTTGCACTGCAGAATTATTAATAGGCGATGCTGCTAGTGATGGCTCTGGGGGTTATAAGTTTGAATTTCAAAATTTTAATAATAAATATAATTGCTTCAAAATCCACAATTTAACAGCAAACGACATTACATTTTATTTTGGTTCGTCTGCTTCAAATAATTACAATTTAACCATTCCTAAATACTCTCAAAAATGTGTTAGGCGTGACAGCGTAACAAGTGGTTACGATTCAACTTATAAATATTTTTTTAAATGCAATGTAAACGACCCAAGGTATTTATATTTTAAAAGCCACTCAGGATTTGTTGCCGACACAATGCGGGCTAATAACATAACTAACGCGTCGTTTTTATATAATATATTGGAGAATGTAGGCCAAAGGAAAGATAGTTCTGATGCTATAAGTACTCACAAAGCTCCTACAAGAATAACTTTTGACGCTCACACTTATACAGATATCGGCACAGAATATTACAACGCTGGACACGTTCCAGAAATAACTAGCAGTACAAAGGTTGGCGATTTAGTTTTTCATAAAGGCGACATTAGTTATATGAGGGCAGCAACAAGCAGTAGCACGCCCGAATATGGCACAATAACCTTTAATGGTTTTGATTCTGTTGTTTCCGCTTTTTCGGCTGCCGGCTTAACTTTAGATATAGATGACGGGACAAGCGGAACGCTATTTGAAAAAGCAAAAATAACAAAATCAACTACTTACGATTATTTTTATTTATGGCAGAAAAGTACCAATTTACTTACTTATAACGATGAGCCAAAGGTTTTAAATGTTGGCGACTCAACTGGTGCAGATGTTTATTTACAGACTGGAATCGGTGAACCTTGCAAGGCCGGCAATGCTACAAATCCAACTGTTTCAAATGGGTTTTTTGGTATTAGCGTTTTTGATGAATTAAACAGCGGCACAAAATCTGTTAGTGATTACATATCGGAATATAATACAAGCCTGGGAAGTTACGCAACAAGCAGCGGCACAGAGGTAAAACTAACAACTGAAGGGCCGGTTTTGTTTTCTGTTGAAGATTGGGAAATTGCTACAGTTTTAACTCCTACAAATCCGACAGTAAATTTTAACGGTTTTAATAAAAATCACAGCTTCGACGTTTACATTGATTCGTCAAATGACGCACAAATAAAATTAAAACAAGATAGGGCGCTTGCATATACCGACCAAGGAAGCAAAGAAACCGGCAGGGGTTGGCCTATAGCCAGGAATAATATAACTGATTATCACAGGCAGTTTGAAGGGCCGAAACACGACAAGAAATATCAAAACAGGGGCAGCGCTTACAATCATTTAGACATTAATAACGACCCTGTCGGCTTGTCTGGTGCAGATTTTACGCAAAACGGTATTGGCTCAATTGTAAATTCAGGTATCGCATTTCAATCTTGTAATCTGAACACTAAAATTGAGCCTTTTAATATTAATTTAACAGACAACAGAAGTTACCCCTTAACTTTACCTGGCGACGTTTCGCATGAGTTAGAGAAAAAGAAAGCATCAAGCGCAAGTCGTACAAGTTTTATTAGCGCAATATCTGGCGATGACACTTTATATGTTCGCCCGAATCTTTTAAAGGAACACTACAACGACCTTGTGACGATGTTAAAAAAATGCACACAAATAAGGCCGCTTTGTTTTAACGAGATAAGTTTTGGTAACAAAAAACCAGAGCCGGAAACTGGTAGCTTGTTAGTTCTGTCTGCTTTTCTTTGGAATGCCGTCCCAAAAGACTCTTATGCTTCTTTTGTCTCCGGTTCTGCTTCTCATACTTTTTGGTCTAGTTTAGGCGTTACAATTGGCGGCGCTGGCGGGTTTAGTGATTTTCCAGATGATATTTACACTCATGCCACTGATGCCGACAAAGCTGTTATGGCAAATTTTAGATGGGTTACAATTGCAGACGTAAAAGCAAAAGCGGCAGCAATGGGTTTTAAATTCAGATACGAAGAGCATTTCCAAATAATAGATTTTAATAGGGAAACAATTTATTTTGCAGGCGATACAAACGCACAATTTGACACATTTAGGCAAGGCACGACAGGCAACTGGAAACGGCCAATTTCTAAAGCTGTTCTGTCTGGTTCCGGTTACATTAATACGCTCACTGAGGGCGTTACTTATGTAAACAGTGCTGCAACTTGGGCCTCAACCAATAGCGACGGCACTTCAGCATACAGAACCAGGTACGTCGGACACACTACACACGCAAACCCAGCAATTTTAATTTATTTACACGACACCAGTCGGACAAACACTTCTGTCAAAGGCAAATTTGCAGAAAAACAAGTTGATTCTAGTGGGCAAGTTGGCAGTGATGTTATTAGGAATTTGACGGCAGACGAGCAAACAATCACGCCCACAAGTTCAAGCGCTCAGTATTTATATTTTTGCCAAGTCACGCCGCCGGTTACTCATTCGGCCTAGCCTCCGCTTGCAAATTTAAGAGCCTACGGCAGCCTTATGCCAGCGATGGCTAATAAATTTGAGTTAACAATCGACCTAACAAATCGCAAATTTGTTACGTCGCGTTACGATTCAAGCACTTTCACCCTGGACAAACTTTACCAGGGCGACGTTTTGCCTTTGCGAATCCGCGTTGTGACGGCCAAATCAGACGGCGGCCTTACCTCCCCGTTTGACCTAGTAACAGCCGGCTCGATTGAGTTGGCAATATGCACGCCAAGTTCTAGTAGTCCGGCAGTGTTAGCCACAACAGGGGCGACAAGCATAGCGGCCGACGGTTCTGATTATTACGCTGATTGCACACTGTCGCTAAATACGTCGAATATTGACGGTTTAAGTTATGCCGGAAATACATCACCAGCCACAACAACCATTGAGGCGGAATATGTGAGCGGCAGCAACAGTTTAACGGCAATCCAGCAATCAATAAACATACAGCCGCACGGCATAGACACGGGCGCAAGTAGTCCATCGCCTTCAAATAGCTATTACACAACGACGCAAACCGACGCTAATTTTTTAGCCAAAGCTGGCGGGACTGTTAGCGGCTCAGTTACTTTCTCAAACGCTGCACAGGTTAGATTTGCCAGGTACGACGACACAACAATTACTGGCGCTGGCAATCATACTTTAAACCCGTACAATGCAACATTTGTGAAGCTAGGCACACTTTCGGCTATAGCAAATTTGAGAGGCATTAGCGGCGGCGTTGATGGGCGTTTTTTGATTCTATACAATAGCAATGCAACTTATGGCGTTGTTATTGAACATGAGAGCAGCAACGAATCAACTGCCGCAAATAAAATTTACACAATGTCGGCAGCAAATACGACAATTACAGCAAGAGGCAGCGCACAATTTATTTACGACAGTGGCGCTTCTCGTTGGATTCTTTTATCAGTAAACCCTTAATAATTTAATAAAATGGCACAGCAAACATTTGGTAGCATAATAAAAACAGTATCAGCAACCGGCACGCCGGAGGCTCTCGGCTCTGGTTCAGTGCGCGGGCATTCATTTACTTTTGTAGGCATGAAGGCGGCCCGCACAGATAACGCAGGCAAAATTTATATTCAACCAGGTTCAAGTAATGACAGTGCAGGTATTCCGTTAAGTCCTGGCGACTCGATAACATTCACAGCCGACAGCGACGACGATTATTTTACAGACGCACAATTTTATATTGATGTCGAAAATGCCGGCGATGGTGTAATTGCATTCTACGATAAATAAGGTCTGGCTATGATTACAATTAATAGAAAGAACCCGACACCGGGAGAGGTTACAAGCTCGCTAACAAATGCGGCCGATGGGCAAGGGTTGAATTTTGCAAACCAAGGGAATCTTAGTATTGTTAATAATGCTTCTAAGGAATTTGGCACGGCGGATTTTTCGGTTGAATTTGTTCTGAACCAGACCGGAGACAACACACACGACAACTACATTTTTTATACTCACGATGACGGAAACAGTCGCTTGTATGTTTACAACGACATTTCAGCCGACACGTTGAATTTGGGTTTTGTTAACTCTTCCGGCTCAACCTTCACTAAATCACTTGCGTATGATATGTCGGAAGATTATGGAGAGCCGACTCATTATGTTATTACTGCTGACCGAAACGGGGATGCTACTCTTTATAAAAATGGGAATAGTGTTGCTACTGTTGACATTAGTGACCAAGCGTCCGTTGACATAGGTGCAAGCAACACAAATCCCGGTTTAATTGCGACCGCTGCAAACAACTACGGCGTGCTTGGGACTTTTTATCGGTTCCGCGCATTTAACACTTTAGCAGATGCTAAATTACTGTTTCAAAGAGCTGATGTGCCGCAAACACTAACAGCTAATTTGCTGATGGATTTCGACCTCGCATTTGCTTCACCTACGCAGTCGCTAATGGTGCAGGACAGAGCTGGTAATTCAGACGCAACAGCTTCAGCAAGTGGAGTTTCACAGACGCAGAAGATTCCTCAACTCAATGCAACGGCAATTTCTGTTTCTTCGGCAACCGCTCGCACTCCTGCGGATGGTCAAATAGTTGCAGATAAATTAAAAGTCGGCTCCGGTGACGTTTCGCCAGATGGTGACCCGACGCTTCTAGTCACTGATACGAGTGCAGGAGGTTCAGTTATTATTCGCGGCCAATCGCCAATTTTGGCATTTGACAAAACAAGCACCGGCACTGCGACTATATTAACTGACGGTGGCGGATTAAATGTTAAAAATGGGACGCTAGACGCGCACGGCAGCACGCATTTGTCGATTACATCGGCGGGACAAGT